CAACTTTAGTTGGATTCTTTACAATACCAACCTGTGCAAATTTAGTATCTATTGGAAAATCCTTTGTTGAATCATCAAATCTAGCGTAAATGATGACCTTATCAGTTCCCAATTCAGAGTAAACATCTGAACCATGTCCTAAACCTGGAGGGATAATTGGAATTAATTTTGCCCTGCCTGTTGCACTCACATTACTATTAAGAGTTCCTAAGTCTACAATACCATAACTGTATCCCTTTCCACCAGCACTAACAGTTACATTAGTAATTTTACCATTCTGTACATCTACTCTTGCCTTAGCTCCAGTTCCATCACCAAGAATATCAACCTCTTGTGCTAACCCGTTTGCATATCCAGTACCACCATTTTCAATATATACATGCTTAATTTGATTTAAGTTTACATCTGAATTACCATTCTCTCTTACTGATCTTATTTGAGCATCAGTAGTTGTTAACCAATTATTTGGAACTGTGATGTACTCTGTAGAATCAAATTTAATTATGTCACTAGGAGATACTGTAAATAGATATTTCCAAATATATCCATCACCACTATTACCTGCTTTTGATGGTTCTAAATCCGTAAATGTAGGTTCATCTTGAGAGATGTTTCCTAAAGGATTATCACCTGAAGAACCATTATCTATACAGACATATACTTTAAAATCAGAGTTTAGTACAAAATAATTAGCATCATACAGTCTATTTGCTTTTGTTAATGGACTTTGATTTTTTGCACTATAATCATCCCTATAAATTTCATATCTTGACCCAGTTGTCCAATCCAATCTTCTTATAATTCTCCTTATGTTCGCTGATGATATTTTTTTACCAAACATCATCGTATCACCAGAGTGAGAACGATATGAAAAACTATCTGTAGGTGCAGGTGTATTACTATCCCAATCTGATGTTCTACCAAATCCAGCAAGAGTTGGTGCTCCTGTAGGATTAGCAAGTCCTATAAAAACATAGTAAGAATTATTTGTATTTTCGACTGATTCTACAAAATTATTTGCGTTCAGAATTCTAAACTGATCAGTAACTATTGCTGGCATCGAATCTTAACTTTTCTTTTTATTTATAAGGGGTTCCATAATCAAAGTCCAAATGCTCTTATCGCCCCAGTTGATCTCAAACCTCTTACAGAAGTTGATACATAATTTTTACGTTGGATTGTTGGGAATGTAGAAAGACCTGCATCAACAGTTAACCCTGTAACTCCGATAGATATCGGATTAGCAGAACGAACTAAGTTTGCACCGTATAATCTACCCCAGTTAATTTGACCTAGAGATGTTGTCATACCTGACTGTCCAGTTGAATGGAAACCAATTTGATTTATTCCATTTATTGATGATGCACTATTTGTATGAACATCACAAACAATTTCACCTAATGAACCATTTTCACTAATTGATTTAACAATATAAACATTATCAACAAATGTTGTACCAATACCAACAACTGACGCATTTACACCATTTATAGAAGTTAATCCATTTCCTACCTTAGTGCCTGTAACCAAGATTGGGTATCCAACTTTAAGGAAATCTGCATCTACATTTGTTAATACACCGTTTGAGTCTCTTGTGATAGCGTTAAAGAAGAACTTAAGTGCAGGACCGCCTCCTGTTCTAGTTGTTTGCTGTATACCAGTAATGATACCAGTGTAACCTTGAACATTTTCAATTGTATTAATCTTTTCAGTTTGGAATGGAGGTAATTCTATGATAACTTCTGGTGGATTGGAGTGAGTGTAACCAAATCCAACTGCAGTTAACGTTGTATCAGTCACTGTGCCATTTGTTATAGTAGTTGTTGCAAATGCTGTAGAACCAATACCAGTCGTGGTTCCAGAACCAATTGGTGGACGAATTGAGATGCTTGGTGCTGATAGATATCCAGAACCAGCATTTGTTATATCAATTGAGATGGTACCAGCAGCAGAAACTATCGCAGTTGCTGAAGCACCGACATTAATCTTTCCTGATGTGATTAGAGCATCAACTTCAAACGATGATAAACCATAAACATCATCTTCATAGATAAATGATTCAACTTCGTCAACAAATATGCTATTTGCACTGTTTGTTCCAGAAACTATTGATAGATCTCCAATAATTTTTGCAGTTGGATAAATTTGTGGTTCAATCGAAGGTCTTGATTTATCAATTACTTGACCATTGATTATTAAGTCAACTTTCTGTTTTGTCCATCTTATAGGTTTTTCATTTACTTCATCAACACCTAATCCATTATAGATATTTGTTTCAACTAAATCTGCACCTAATATTTCTTTAACAACTCTTTCACCTGTTTGAGATGTAGTTACTCCTATGGGACTCTTTGTAATTTTTAGTTCATCACCAATCTTTATTGTTTCTTGAATGTCAACAATTTCAACATCTACTCCATCTTGACCTTTATAGAAGAATATATCAACTTTATCATGATCATTCGCACCTGGTGAACTTTCACCAGTGGGTGCTTCTTCAAATGTAAATGTTGTTCCACCTTCAAATGAATATGATTGACCTGGTTTTTGGAGAACTCCATTTACGAATATTAATAAAACAGCGTCTAGATCAATCAAAGCAGATTGTGTATTTGTATTATCTTTTTCAAAACTAATTAATTGTCCATTGAAAAATAATGGGAACCTAACTCTTGAACCATCTTGTAAGTTTTTAATATCATCAATGAAGTCTATTTCACCAAACTGCCAAGCAGAGAACTTATCATTGAATATTCCTAATACCTCAAGTTCAAACTCGTTAATTGGTTTTGTTAAATGTGCAGCAGTTACTAATCCAACAGGTTTAAATTTATCACCAATCTTAAATGAATGACCTGGTCTTGCTATTTGGAAATTAGATATTTCAAATGTAGTTGAACCAATACCAACTGTTGTTCTTGATGCTCCTACTTGAACATCAATTAATAAATTAGATCCAGTATCTGTAGTTGGACCAACACCTAATCTTGAAACACCAACAACAGGTAGATTATCATAATTAGGTTCTGGGATAATAATTTCTGGATTAACGTAACTTGTACCTGCAGAAACAATATTAAATGATAAAGTTCCTCCAACTCCAACAGTTGCAGTAACATTTGCACCACTTCCACTACCTCCACCTTGACCAACAAAGAAGGTAATAGTGTTAATTGTAGTTGCACCAATTCCAGTTTGTATTCCTGCAAATGGATCTTTACCACCTACACCATCAGATGCAGTTCCTTTTGTTTTTGATACTTCACGAGGATAAGGATGATTAGAGAAGAAATCATCTTTAGAGCATTTGAATACCAATCCACCAGTATCAATACCAACAGTATCACTAGTTGTAAATGTATGATTAGGTATGGTAAGTATTAAATTACCACTATGAGAAATATACTGTGCATCAGTAGCAGTAAATCCTTGACTTGATGCTCCTGAGAACGCTGTTTTCTTAATTGATCCAATACCAGAACTTACAAATCTATGCTCATATGCTTGATCTGTTACACCAATCGCAACAGAACCACCACGATATCCTGAACCAAATGTAAGATCTTCAAAGAATTCATATGCATGACCACCACCTTGATAAGTATGAGGAATTGTGCTTGCACCTGCTTTAACTTCAAATGTTCTTTCAGAAACAATACCAACAACAAATAAAGGTCTTTCGTGATCTTGGAAGATTGTAGTTGTAACTCCTACATATCCACCACCACCGATTGTTTTAACTGCATCAGCGGTTGCTGAAACAAAAGTATGAACATATTGATCAGATGGTGCAGATGCACCAACATTAACTCTGAATGTATTAGTAGTTACGTTACTTACTGTTAAATATTGACCTGAAGCGGGATCAGTAGGACGAGGATATGGATGGTTAGTCGCATTACTATCTTTACTACAAGTGAATACTATTGAATTATCATCAAGAACCACTGCATCACCATTGACAAGTCCGTGATTTGCAATAGTTAACACAAGATTACCATTCGCTGGATTGTAGGTTGCGTTTGTAGGTGTTCCTACAACAGTCTTAGGACATCTAAACTCTAATCCTTTGAGTTTAACTGTATTAGGTCTTTCAAGTCCGAAACCATGAACAGTGTTAGTAGTTACTGTAATAATACCTGTGATATTATCATAAACAGCAGTTTGAATACCTAGATTAAATCCTGATGATGTACCAATACCAACAATGCTTGTTAATCCACCAGCATTATTTTTAAATGCTTTAACTTTTGCACCGTGTAATGGTGCATATCCAAGACCAGCGGTTGATCCTAGAGAAACTATGATTCCACCTCTTGGAACTTGGTTTTGATTTATATCAGACTCTGATACAATAAAGTCACCATTAGTTGATGTTATACCAGTAAATTCAACTGTTGATATACCTGCTGTTGTATCTGCGATAAATTCATAATTATTACCTGCGTTGTTTAAAGTTTTTGGTGTTTGGAATATACCATTTATGAATAGAACTCCATTACCAACTCCTATACCTGATGATGTATTTGCTCCACCAACTTTAAGACTGTATGTTTTTCCTATTCCTGTAAAGTCATCTGATATATCATCGAATAGCATATTAGTAGTATAATTACTTCTTAAGAAAGTTCTTCCACTAAAATCAGCTTTGACAAAAGGTAAGTTTGTATCATCCCTTCTTCTTCTGGTATTTCCTTTTGGAGGATCTGTAAAGTGTAATGTACTATCAACAATATTGATTGATCCTCTATGCAATCTAGCTTCTACTCCACCAGTATGTGTTGTTGCTGCAATACCTAATTGACCTCTTCTTACTTTAACTGAAGGTAATGTTGCAATACCTGCTGCAACATCTGTTGCATCGTTAATTGTGCCTGTTGGAGTGCTTGAAAAACCAACTTCAGTGACAATCATATATTCATCATTAACCTTTAGTATATCTGATGTTGTTATTGATCCTATACCACTTAAAACAAATTGTGTGAGACCAACTCCAATATTGTTATTATACGTAAAACCATCAAAAGCACCAAAAGTATGAGATATTTTTGTAAATGTTACAGGTTGTTGAACTACACCATCTAATCCAATAATAGTTTTTGTCAATTGTTTAGTCATTGACAATTTGTGTAAATTACCAGATCCACTACCAGTAAATGTTACTGCAGCACCTGATGAGATATATTCTGGTCTTGTATATAATTTAAATTGATTTTCATCAATAACTTTTGCAAATACGGTGCTAGGTAATATAGTGGTTACAATACCTGCTGTATTAGTTGTTTGACCTATAGAGACTGCAGTAGCTGCTATTCCTAAGAATGTTGAGCCAGGTGTGTATGTTAATTGTTCATTTGTATTGAAGAAATGATTTGGTATATTAAAAAGACCTGTGGTTTTGACCAATCCAACACCATCTGCAATCGAGTTTATTCCAACAGGATTGAACTCTTTAGTATAAATTGGAACTCCCTTATATTTTAAATCAAATGCTGTTTTATTCGCTCTTAATCCACTCAAACCATCATATGATGAAAGGAATAATTTTTCTGTAACTCTTCCGTGTGCGAGATCTTGAGGTACGTTTGAAAAATCATTAGCGGTGTAGAATATTTGATTAAAAGATTGAACTTCGATTAATGAATCAAACTCAGCATCTGGATAAAATCTTAAATTAATATTACTACCAGATATTTCACCACCAAAAGTACCAATACCAGTGGTTGAACCTGCAGATACAAATGGATATTGAACTGTTAGTACGTCATCATCATCTCTTAGTGATATAATTTGATGAATTGCAGATGTCTCTCCACAAGATACTCTTACTAAAGATTTAACAGAACTATCAATTTCATTGCTTATTGTATTGTAAGTAATCGTACTTGCTGTACCAGTTGCATATTTTGACTCTAATCTAGCACTTCGCTCTGTTCCAGTAGGTTGACCAATTGTCAAAAATCTATGTGTTCCTATTCCAGTCGTGGTGGTTCCTAATCCAACAATATTTGATCTTACCTCTAACGGATTATCTCTATCATTTTCACATTGTAATTTAATTAAATTATTTTCAAATCTAGCAGTTATAACAC